TCTTCTTGGCCGCTCTCTGTTTTTTCCACTTCGCTTCGCGGCGCACCAATTCATCGTGCGACACCGAGAGAACCTTGCTGAGGACTGCATCAAATTTTCCAAATTCCGAATCCTGCGTCTTCATATACATTTCCTTCAACGATAGCTGGCCAGCCAACAAATGTCATGGGGTATTCATTGCGAAGGATGATTGATGCCACCCGCCTGAGAAGCGCCTCATTATAGTGGATGACATGATAATTCTGGTCATGCATCAATTCATAACAATCCTTTCGTGGCCTCAAATTCCGCTTCAATCTGCGCACGTGATCGGTGTACCATTGCCAGGCAATTAAGTCAGCGGCTTGTACTGGCCTTACTTTCCGTTTATCAACAAATGAATGGGCTACATATCTGTGTTTAGCTCGTAGATTTTTGTCGGTGAAAATCTCGTTCATGATGCCGTTTGCTTCTGTTTGGCTCCTGTGGCCAGCCTCAAAAAAGTAGGCGATATCACCATTGTAGTTGTTCTTATTGGCCCACCATTGGACTGCCGTCAAACATGCGTGGGCACAGAAACTATACGCGCTTCCGATGGCCTTAGAATTTGGCATGATGTCGGCAAATTGCCTGGGTTCTACAGTGACCGCTAGACCGCATGAGATGCTCCGTTTGATAATCGCAATCATCTCTTTCTCGATATCAATACGGTCCTCTTTTAGTAATGACGAAAACGGACGGCTACCATGAGCGCAGGCCGACATTCGAAAGAATGGGAGATTAGAGTTGTCGAGGACTTTTTCCCAATCTGAATCCAAACTCTTACAAGCTTCTTTTTCGATAACATACCCAGCAACACAAAGGACCAGAGAAGTATCACTTGAACCGCTCTCATCGAAATATGCCTCAACTAGCTGCACGGCATATCCTCCGGTCGGAAGCAAGATGTCTAGGAGTCGCGATATTAGAATACTCATCGCGCACCCCCGCGTTGCGCTGGCGCATCATCGACACCCGCGCTATTATCTTGACTCTGCTGACTGGGCGAGTCACGTAAATTATTGCCCTTATAAGCTGGGAATGCATCCAATGCCCTAGAACCTTTCAGTGTAATAAGCAGAGGTCCAAGCTTTGCGGCGAAAACTCGACCGCGATTCAGACCGGTTTTCACTTTACGGATTCGCATGCCTTTTCTCCGTGTCCGTTATAACAGACTTTCTGAGAGCGTGGCCGGATAGCATTTTTCGGTGACGTTCCTTCCACCTAAGCGATGTGACGTTCTATCCACACCCGAGGACTTCTACACTCGCCAGCGGTCACTCCGGCAGGCACTGGACGCCGCACGCTCTCATTATAGTCGGGGCCGCCGGAGGGGATCACTCCATGCTCCACCTACGCCAGTTGGTGGACAGCGGCCCCGCAAGCTCAATCGTTCTCTTCACCGTCTTTGGCGATCCTTACCTTCACCGTCTCTTCTTCGGCCACGATCTTGATGGTGACCTTGCCGTGAGAATATTCGGTTTTCTTGTTCTTCTTCATGGCCTTCAGCAGCAGCCCCTTCAGATCAACCTCTTGCACGGTGAGCGCCTGCCGCTGGTCTCGAATGCGCGTGTACTTTTTTGCAAGTTGTTCGAGTTCCTCTATGGCTGGCTCTTCCATCCCCGGCAATCTATCGCTTTCCCCTTTGTCTTTTGCCATGTTCTTCTCCTCGCCAGGCCGCCTTACTGTGATGGATCATTGGCGGCCATGGCCTTCGTATCAGGTTCCAAATACTGTTGCGCCTTGTTGACGAACTTCGTGAACGCGCTGAGGAAAACCAGCTCGGCCTCTCCGGTCGGCCCGTTGCGCTGTTTGGCGATGCTGACCGCAGTCAAGATGCCTCCGTAACCCTCAGCATCGTCATCACCGTCTTCAGTTCCCTTGACTTTCTTCGGATACCGGAACAGGAATATCACCACGTCGGCGTCTTGTTCGATTGCCCCGCTCTCCCGAAGGTCAGACAATTGAGGTTTCGGTCCGCGCCGCATCTCCGGGGCCCGGTTAAGCTGCGAGAGAGCCAGTACCGGAAGCTGAAGCTCCTTGGCCATCGCTTTCAATCCGCGCGAGATAGACGAGATTTCCTGAGTACGGTTCTCGCCCTGTCCCTTCATGAGTTGGAGATAGTCCACGATGACAAGACATATCTTCTTCTCGTTTTTGAGCCTCCGCGCTTTGACCCGCATCTCGGGGATACTCAGCGTTGGCGAATCGTCGATGTAGAGCGGAGCGTTGTCCAGTCTTCCAAGAGCGCTGACGAGCTTTTTCCAATCTTCTTTAGCGGCGAATCCACTTCGCAGCTTGTGAGAATTGACTTCGCCCTCAGCGCACAAGAGCCGGATTAGCAACGGCGAGACTCCCATCTCAAGGGAGAAAATCCCTACGCCCTTTCTCTCCTGAACAGACGCATGCGCCGCGATGTTCAAGGCAAGCGCTGTTTTTCCCATCGACGGCCTGGCGGCGAGAACGATCAAGTCGCTGTTGTGCAGGCATCCGATCATGGCGTCCAGATCACAGAATCCGGTCTCCACTCCGTCGCCTTTGGGCCCGCCTTCCATGAGCCCATCAATCGTGCCGAAACTTCCGCGGACAGCTTCACCCACGCTCACGAAGCGCGATGCGATGCGCTGCTCGACGATGTCGTAGAGTTGAGACTGCGCCAGCTCGACAAGCTGCGTGGCATCCTCCACGCCCTCGAGCGCCCTGGCCACCGTGTTGCTGGAGATGTTGATGACCCGGCGGATCGTGGCCTTCTCCCTCACGATCCGGCAGTATTCTGACACCGCGATCGAGGTTCCAATGGGAACCCCGTCCGTCAGAGCCGCAAGATACGCCGCACCGCCAGCTTTCTCCATGAGTCCGTCTCGGGAAAGTTCTTCGCTCAGTGTCACGAGGTCGATCTTGTGCCCGGTCTCTGCGAGGTCCACCATGCGCTGAAAAACAAGGCGATGAGCCTCAGAGAAGAAATCTTCTTGTGCGCAACCGCCCTCCAGCACGAGATCAAGCGCCGTGTTATCTAGGAGCACGGAGCCCAGCAGAGCTCGCTCGGCTTCCAAATTGTGAGGTGCGGTGCGCTCAGCAGTTTGTTGGCGGTTCTGCTGCCGGCTGTCCCGTTGTTCCAACATTATTGATTCCGTCCATCATGCGCTGTTTTAGTTCTAGCCGTGCATTCTCGGCCTTGTACTGCTCAATCAATCTTTGGCCGGTCGGAGCGCTGTCATGGCGCTCGAATATCTGACCCTGCGGAGAGTCATCCTCCCTAACCGTGAAAACTCCTTGCCAAGCTCGTTGAGTTGATTGGTCAAGACAGGCGATGGGATCGTGTCCTTGCCTCTTTAGCTTGGTCAACGTTGAGATGGTAAGCCGCCTCGCTCGATCGGTGAGAGGCTTTCGGATTTTCTTGCGCATCTCTTCAAATCCCATCCATGCTTCCTGTGGTATCCAGTCAGGAAGAACAAAGGACGCTGATTCTCTTATTGATGTAGTCTTTGAGGTAATCTCTGATTCTTTATAGATTTCACTTTTTGTAGAAGCTGGGTTGCCGCTTTTGGATTGTCCAGTTTTACCTTTTTGTCGAATCAAGTTTCCTCCAGGACAGGCTTTCAGAAAAGAGCGAAACGCCGTCTTGTCTATCCTGAAGTATAACTGACAAGGAATGCCGCGTCTTTCCTCTTTCCAGAAACCCAGTTCTCGGAGCTTAACTCTGGCGCCTTCCTGCTCTCGGCGCGTCATGGCGATCTCTTCTTGCCATTCATCGGCCGATTTGTAGAACCATCCATCTGGATCTTGGGTTCTAGCAGTCCAATACCAAGCCTGACCGAGCATCAGAGCAGCGGTTATGCTGCCCGTTAGATGAACTAAAGAACGATGAAAAGCGATTGGCGTCTCAAAGATCGTTTCAATATCCACTTAGACATCACCTCAAATTGAGATTGTCTGGCGGGTCTGATTGGAAAGGGATTTGACCTTTACAGCAGGGAAGTTGCCGGGGAGCCTGCTGGTACTCCCCGGCGATCCTCAAAGGCCCGGAGGCCGCCGCCACTCCGTCGAGGGCGACATCTCTATTTCTAACATTTCTCGCCTGCGCAAGTCCAGAACTATTTTATGTCCTACCTCTCCAGTACGACCGGTCATGGTCTCCTCTTTCAGATCTAAACTTCCAGCCTCGAGAAAGTCGCCTCAGAAATGATTGGCGAGACTCTTCATCGTTACAGGCCAACAGATCGGCAGTTTCGCTTTCCGAAGCATAGCCGATGAGAATATCCTTGAGTTTCATGGAAATCCATGGGTCCGGCATTTTGTTGAGAGTAATTTCTGCCGGATCATATGTCTTAATGCGCTCTAAGTTATCATCTTGGAGGATCACGAACACACTATACTGTCCTGGTTCGACTTGAAATGGGACAAGCACCATGTTTCACCTCAATTCAGAATGCCGTGATTGCCAATGCGCCTTGTATTCCGCTTCCACTGAGGTCGAGAACAGGCAGCGCGGACAGCAGAAGACAAGCATCCTTGGCCTTTGCCGGTTCCTCATCTGGCTTCTGTAAACTCGATTCTCGACCAGACTTCGGGTCTTCCATCTTAGCGGCGTTCCGCTCATGGCTTGATCTTCGCTTCCGAGGTTTTCAATCCCGCGATCACGCGCATCAGAGGCAAGATGCTGCGACTTCCACACGCCAAGCAATGCCCGTTGGTCGTGAACCTATTATCGCCATCCCGAATGCGAACCACCTCTCCACAGTTCACACAAAAGACGCTCTCGGTCGCCGGAAAGTGCTCCACGGGAACCCATGCTCTCGGCTTCGCGCTGTTATAAGGCCAGCTCAACAGTTCTTCTCCGTCACCAATCGACAGTAAGCGGCCCACAGAACTTGAAGGGCACGCTCTTCTGAATTGCTATCCTCTTGAAAAACAGCGATGCCATTCAGATGCCCAATCGCGTGCAGGATCGTCTTGCGCGGCTCCTGGTCAAGAATCTCCGCAGCCAAGAGCTCGTTGTATCTGTCCGGCACGTTCTCGATGTGTTGAACCGCCATGATGAACCTCTCTTCAAGGGTTGGGGCGGGTTCTCCTCGTGAGCTGAGAGCCTAAATGAGTCAGCAAGTCTCGGAGTGTCCCGCCCACATGTCACTCGAACATCCATTTCACGACCGCCGCCAGCGCAAGCAACGACACGATGAACATGGAGCACCCGAACAAGCGGTCAATGGCGCGTTTTTCTAATTTCACGGCATGTTCATCTTTCCGGCCCTGCTTGTATGCGCTGTCCACGTCACGGTTGTAAGCCTGTTCGCTGACGTAGACCCGCTCTTTCTTGCGCTTCAAATCGGTCAGGGTTATCCAGTCAAAGAGAAGGAAGTCGTCACCGGAAGCCAGAGGCTTTTCTGCAACTCTGGTTCGCTCGGCGGCAACAAGATCATCCCAGGCTGACTTGGCTTCTTGATTTTCTGCCATGACTTGAAACCTCCGCGTCATCAAAGAGTCTGCCTTGACCAGCAGCTTCGAACCTTCCGCGCAACGTCCGAAGATCGAAGCCTTTGATCTTGGCCTGCTTCATTTCCTGTTCCGACATGCCCTTGCCATGTCCCGCTCCCTTGCACGAGCACCGGTCGGGGTGATTGATTTCACTCCGCCGATGCGGAGCAGCCGCAAGTCTTCACCGTCCTTGGCCCATAACATCAGCTCAGGGCCAACGGCGAATTTCACTCTCCATTGCTTCAGAACCATTTGAGCCATCATTAATCCTTTCGTGCGGCATTTAGAAGATACCGAGCCAAAGATGCGGCTCCCCGGACATCGGTCAGGGCGTCGTGAGCATTTCCTCCGATTTCGATCCCAAAG